CCATCTCGGCGCAGGGCTTGCAAGACATGCTGCTCACGACTGAGATCACCTCGGCAGACTTCAACACAGTTCGAGCACTGGCTGCTGGCTCCGTCGATATGTTCGCCGGGTTCAAGTTCATCCGCACTGAGCGCCTGAGCCTGAACAGCGGCACAGACGTTCGCACCTGCTTTGCTTGGGCGAAGTCGGGCATCAAGTTTGCCGATGGCGGTCGTCAGACCTACATCGACGTGCTGCCCTCTCGCCGTCACGCGAAACAGATTCGCGGCGTTTATCGCTGCGGTGCTGTCCGCACTGAGAACAAGCGTGTCGTTCGCGTCTATGCGGACGAAAGCCCGTAATCCTTCGGGGCGCTGGTGAGTAGCCAGCGCCCTTCCTTCAACCTTCGAACCCTTTTCCTTTTCGCATTATATGCCTAACACCTACACCACCTTTGGCTCGTCTCAGAACGATGCCGTCAACGACATGAGCGCAGCCCCCAACCTCAAGCAGGCTGGCGGCAACCTTCACGTCGTGCAAGTCAGCAAGAGCAGCTACACCGCTGCGACGGCTGATCCGCTCTACCTCGTCCGCCTTCCCAAGGGTGCTCGAGTTCTCCCGCATCTCTGCGTGGTCGATCACGGAGACCCCGGCGACGCCTGCACGGGAACTGTCGGCTACATCTACGACGACGGCACCGGCGACGCGGACGGCTACAGCACCGGCATTCAGCTTGGCGGCTCGGCGGGCTATGAGTCGTTCAGTGCCACCGCTGGCGCCGCGGCTCTTACGCCGGTCACGCTGGCCGATGACGCCTGGGTTTATGTGACGTGGGGCACCGTGACGAACGGCGCTTCTCACACGCAAACCTGGACCATCGCATATACGCTGGCCTAATCCGCTTTCCTCCGTGGTTGGTGGAATCCTCGCCCTCGTCGCCTCTCGTGCTCAGGGGGCGGCGAGGGTTCTCCTTTTGAGCACTTCGCGCCATGACCAAGACTGAAATTTGCAACCTCGCCCTCTCCCTCTTGTCCGCGAACACGGCGACGGACATTGACACGGATTCGACGCCACAGGCGGAGGCGGTGCGGCGCTGGTTCGCACCGGCGCGTGACGAGTGCCTTGCCTCGCATCCGTGGAATTTCGCGACAAAGCGAGCACGACTGACGCTGACATGGACTGCGCTTTCAGGCGTGGCGTTAACTGACGCTGGCGCTTCCGATGAAATTCGCGTGAATTATACAAGCCACGGCCTGTCAACCGGTCAACGAATACACATGCAGGACGTGCAAGGCGTGCCGGCTGCAAATGGAACATGGTATGTGACGCAAATCAATGCCAACACGTTTGACCTTGATGATTCCGTTTTTTCCGGCGCACATACAAGTGGCACGGGCGAGTGGATCGTGGCACCGTTGCACGGATGGGATTATAGGCACACGCTGCCAAACGATTGCCTGCGCGTTGTGCGTGTGAACGGTTACGAGGGCAACGAAGAAGATTCCGCGCCTTACGCCATCGAAGAGGGCGTGCTGCTCTCCGATGACGACATTATCGAACTGCAATATGTCTATCAGCACACAACAGTAGCAAACTGGACGCAAGACTTCATCAACGCGTTTGCGGCTTTGCTCGCCTCCTATGTTGCGGCAGAAATCACCGAAAGCGTCGGCAGGGGAGAAACCCTCCGCAAGCAGTTCGAAGCCATCGTGGCACCGCAAAAGCGCCGGAATGATGCACGCACCGGCAAGGGACGCACGCTTCAACCCACATACAATTCTCAACTGGTCGCCGCTCGACGCTCTTCGATAACCAACTGGTAAGCCATGCCTCATTCACTTCACGTCAATTTCAACGGCGGCATCTATTCGCCGCTTATGGAAGGCCGAGTTGATTTTGAGCAATATCGCACCGGCTGCCTCCAAATGAAAAACTTCATTGTGCGTCCCTACGGCGGCGCGTTTAAGGCTCCAGGCACACAATACATTGGCGAGGTCAAAACGTCTTCAAAAAAAACACGGCTCATCCCGTTGCGTGTTTCGACTGCAGAAAACTACTTTATTGAAGTAGGCGAAGGCTATTTTCGATTTTGGCGCGACAGTGATCCGGGTGGTTACCTACAAATCAAAAGCGGATATTCCGTCACGGCGCATTCGACGGCAACGACGTATTACCTTGGCGATGTGGCATCAAGTGGCGGCACAAATTACCTGCGCGTTGACAATGATGAGGCAAAAGATTCGAGTTTTGCGGCGGCTCTTTCGGCTGGCTATTGGCACGCTTTGACTGGCAGCATCTACGAATGGCCGAACGAATACACCGAGAGCGAACTGGCGGTCATCCAGATCCAGCAAATCAACCGGCTGCTTGTGCTTGTTCATCCAAATCATCCGCCGCAGTTGATCGAGTCAATTCCGGTGGACAGCCTAACTTCGAATTTTATCCGCAACGCCGCATGGAGTGACGCCAACACAACGAACGTAACGCACTCGTTCCTCGTCCAGCCGATTAGTTACGTTTTTCCGCCTCTCAAAGAACACGAACTGAGTCGTTCTGGCTACACGGTAACACTCAATTTCGACCATGCAGCATGGTTGACTTCGACGGCTTACGTTGTGGGCGACATCCGCACGGTTTCGAGCGTGGCTTACTACTGCACGACGGCGCACACCAGCGGCACGTTTGCCACGGATCTTGCGGCCAATCGCTGGCGGCTGGCTACAGGGGCAGAAGTTGATTACAAGCTCACAGCAAGCAATTCTTCAGTGTTTAGCGGCCTCGACGTTAGCGACCAATTTATCATTGAGCCGTCGCTGTATCGCACGACAAGCGCAAGCTCTCCGCGTGGAGCATCGCTCAAATTGGGCGGCACGTCTCCAAGCGGATCGCCGGGATCGGAATACACTGCGTCACAGCCTATTTTCATTCAGGGATCTTACAGTGTAACCTCAAGCTGGAAAGCCAACGAATCGCCGCTTGGAACCCTGCGGCTTGAGCGTGCTCTCGATGGCGTCAATTGGGAAGTAGTGAAGGAATGGACGCAAAACGACACCTCACAAGGCACATTTGTTTATGAAGACGACGCCGCAAAAGCGGGGGAATGGTATCGGCTTGGCGGTTACTGCGAAGCCCTGTCAGGATCACCCGCGAGCGTGTTGCTTGAATCGGCTGACGCACAGGTAAAGCTGCCGTTTACGATCCGCGCTTTGACTTCATCGACGGTGCTGCAAGTGCGTTCTGCTTTGCCTCGGCAAAGCTTGGCTCCCAAGCCTGCTGTTGGTGTGGCTGCGTCGGCCTTTTATGTTCATGCCTTTTCGCAGGATAACGGCTATCCTGGAGCTGTCGGGCTGCACAATCTGCGCTTGTGGTTTGGTGGCACCAGCAAAGAGCCAAATCGAGTTCGTGGCAGCGTGGTAGACGACTTTTTCAACTTTTCGACAGGCGAGGGGGATTCTGACGGATTCGACATTGTGTTGAACTCAAACGAATCAAACCTAGTTCGATGGATTGCCAGCTACCGACAAGGGCTGGTCGTTGGGACAACGGGTGAAGAATGGACCATTCAAGGTGGTGGCGACGGCTCCGAAGTGCTCAAGCCATCAAACGTGCAAGCCATACGGCGCAACCGAGCAGGCTCGACCACGCTGCAGCCCGTGCAAACGAAAGACGCGCTTTTGTGGGTTTCACCTACCGGGCGCAAGGTCTTTGAGTTCGCCTATGTATTTTCTTCCGACGCCTACGAAGCCAACGACATGACGCTTCGAGCTGAAAACGTAACAGACGGCGGCATTGTGGCGCTGGCTTACCAAAGTGAACCGGACCCTATTTTGTGGGCCGTGACTGGCGACGGGCGGCTTTTGGGCTTTTCCTACAATCGAGCCAACCAAATCACCGCATGGTTCGAGCGCACCACGCAAGGCACGTTTGAAAGCATCGCAGCTGTGCGAGGATCAGCGGAAGCCGATCGCGTTTGGATGATTGTCAACCGCACTGTGAACGGTTCAACAAAGCGGTATATCGAGCGGTTTTACCCTACTGCGCAGGCTTTCGATTTCGACACGGCCACGGATTTCTGTTACCTCGACTGCGCGAAAAAAATCACGCAAGCGAGCAGCACGGCGGTTTCCGGGCTTTCGCACCTCGAAGGGCTGACGGTGAAGGTGTGGCGTTCTGGCACGACCAGCGAAAGCAAAACGGTTGCGAGCGGGGCGATTACCCTTGGGGCTGCGGCGACGACTCTTTTTGTCGGTTTGCCTTATATTTCGACTCTTCAACCGATGCCGTTGGAGTTCCAGCTTCAAGACGGAACGGCACAAGGCCGTAAGTTTAACAGCCAGCGGACGCAACTGCTGCTCCACAAAAGCCTTGGAGGCACCATCAAACACGCGACGAGCGGAACGGCTTATGCTATCGAATACCCAGCAGGAACAACTACGGTGTTTTCAGGTCGGAAAGAACAGCACGTTAAAGCGGATTGGACCGATGCTGTGACCTTGACTTTTGCGCATGCAGACCCAACGCCTTTCAACATGCTCGGTTACGTTCTCAAATGTGAAATCTCAGGCAAATGAATCTTTTTCCTTTTCCAATTCTGGCCGTTGTCGATTGGGGTGTTATAATTTACTGGACACTTTTTGCGGGTTTAACGGCAGCCTCGACGTATGCCGGATATTCCGCACAACAGCAGGCCGCCAAGCAAGCCAATCTTAACGCGGAATCGGCAGCGCAACAAGAAGCCGCAAGAAAGGCAGCCGAGCTGGAAGCGGCTACACGGCAACGGTTGGCGGAGCAACGTCGATTTCGGCAGACTCAAGCGGCAGCAATCTCCGGGCAAGGCATCCAAATGACCGGCACGCCGCTGGACATTTTGGCGGATACGGAAGTGCAAACGCAACTTGAGCTTCAAAACCTCGCCTTTTCGAACGACCTGCAACAGCAAGACATTCAAAACCGGCGATTATCTGCTTTGTCGGCAGCCGATGCGGCCAAGCCTAGCACGGGCGCAACGTTGCTTTCCGGCGCGTCATCCATGCTTAACGCTTACGGCAACCTTTCCAGCAATCGGCCTCAAACGGCTAAACCCGCCACCACGACCACGGGCTAAACAACTTTCTGACCATGCCCCTTGTTCCTCTCGCACCCATCGCTCGCGCTCCAGCTTTTGGCAACGTCGCACCGGTTCAACTGACTTCGAACGCCAATCGCACGGCACAAATCGGGCGGGCGATCGGGCAAGCGGGTGAAACGCTGGTCAATTTGCAGGCCAAATACGCCGAGCTTGTGGACGCTCGCAGCATGATCGCAGCCGAGAACGTCATGCGGCAGACCACGAACGACTTCAACGCGTGGCGGCTTGATCCTCAGAACGCCGACGAATCCGCATGGCTGCCTAAGTGGCAGGAAATGCAGTCCACAGCACAGAAGCAAATCGACGGCCTCAAGATGACGGAAGGGGCGCGGCTCAATACAACGCGCTCCTGGGGCCGGTGGAACGATGCGCAAACCATCAGCGTGCAGGGCGATGTGTTCAAGCAAGGGGTGAAACGCACAAAAGACGCGCTCGACCTCCGCATGAAGCAGGCAATTGACTTCGGCGATGATTCCATGATTCGCAGCACCGTAGAGCATGGCGTGAAACTTGGCGTCTTCACTCCCGAAGAAGGGGCGCTTGTTGAATACGACGCCAGCAAGGCAGCCAAAGGAACGCGCCGGGAGCGGTTCAACCTCGAACTTAAGACGATGCTGGACGCGCCCACGGCCAAAGCTGACGAGGTGAAGGCGTCGATTCAAAGCAATGCGGATCTGACGGACTCGGAAAAGTCGAGCTTGCTCATGCAGGTGGAGAACCGCTTCAAGGACGCGGAGCTTGAACACTTGATCGACACCAATCCCGTTCACGGTCTCGAAGTTGCACAGAACGACTTTTCACGCGGGCGCATCACCGCAAACCGGCTGGACGAATTGAAACGCCGCAGTGAAACCGTGCAGACCCGCGAGCGAGGCAAGCAATACGCTGGCATTGCCGACGCCATGAAGGCCAAGGCATCCAAGGCGGAAATCGTGAAGTTGCTCGATGAAGGCAACTTTTTGACTCCAGGCGACAAGGCAGAAATTATGACAGCCATCGACAACAAAATGGATGATGAGTTTGTGCTTTCGACGCTGGCGAAAGAAGCCGCAAACTTCCAGCACGCGCCGGATTCTCCCGAGTATTTCCTCTTCACCAAGCGCGTCGATGCGCTGGCGACGGGCAATC